GTTAGATACGAAACGTACACAGTCACAAATTTGAAGAACGGAAAAAGTGTTGATGTATTTATAAATGATTTTGGGCCGGAGGAGTGGACAGGCAGAGAAATAGATTTAAGCAGTCATGCATTTGGTCAAATAGCAGATTTAAGTTTAGGATTAATAAATGTTAAAATAGAAAAATTATGTTCGACAAAATAACAATTCTTCCAGAAGAAGATGGCTATGTAGCCAAAATAGAAAAAGGAACTGATGTATATTACATTAGAGGCACTTTTTCTGATGTTATTGTTAAGATACTAACTCACCCATTATTCGGGTATAAAGTAAAAAAAATATGATAATATTTATATCAATAATGTTAATTTTATTAGGTACGAGGGGTGGTGGACCTAGTCCGTTGGATGAAAAACCAAATACAGCCACACTTGTCTTTTTAGCTGGTATAATTTGCCTTGTAATATCTTTAAAATAAATATGAAAATAATACTACATCTCTGTGCTGATACTGGAAGCGACACAAAACCATATAGGGACGCTGGATATAATGTTGTTTTAGTTGGTAGTAAAATAGGAGTAGAAAATTATCACCCACCAAAAGATGTTTATGGAATAATAGCTAACCCTCCTTGCACTAATTTTTCATCAGTAAGAACCAGTCCTAAAATTCCAAGAAATGAAGAAGAAGGAATGAGGCTTGTAAAAGAATGCCAAAGAATAATACAAGAAGCTGGTGATGTTAAATTCTGGGTAATTGAAAACCCTGCTACTGGGCTTTTAAAAAAGTATCTAGGCAAACCTAAATTTACTTATCAGCCTTGGCAATTCGGTAGCCCTTGGACTAAGAGAACTGCTTTATGGGGTAAGTTTAACGAACCAAAACTATTATTTAAAAAGTGGGAAGATATTACCGTAAACCCCAATCTTTATATAAGACCAGGGAGAGATAAATGTAATATGGTTTACTTACATAAAAGTTCAATTAAATATATACCAGAGTTTTCTTGTTTTAAAGTTGATAACGATATGGATTTTAGGTCTTTATGTTCACAAAATTTTGCTAAAGAGTTTTATAAAATAAATAAATAATAGAACACTTTAAAATTAACTAATATGATAACCATAAAAATAAATAACAATTTACATTATAGTATATCAAGAATTGGTGAGCCTAGTTTAAGACTTTGGAATGAAAAAGCAAAGGTAAGTCTTTTTAAAAGATTTTTAGGATTTTATATAATTAAATATAACCTTAAATAACTTAACCTTTGTTTATTGAAATTGATTAGTTTGCAGGATGCTGAGAAATAATCAATACTCAGCCAAGCCTTTGTAAAAGGGTTGGGTTAAACATCCACACAAGCTAATCTATTCTAGTAAATAACTACACTTTAAAATTAACTAATATGAGCAACATTTATATCAACCCCTCAGCTTAAATTTAGCTTTAAAAAGCCTTATTCTATAAAAGACTTAGTAGTAGATAATATGAATATATGAACAAAATAATACAAGGAGATGCTTTAGCTGTTCTTAAAACTTTAGATAGTGAAAGTATTGATATGGTAATGACTTCTCCTCCCTATTGGGCATTAAGAGATTATGGAGTAGACGGACAGTTAGGGTTAGAACCAACTTTTCAAGAATATATAAATAAACTTTGTGATATTTTTGATGAAGTAAAAAGAGTTTTAAAACCAGAGGGAACTTGTTGGGTTAATATAGGAGATACTTATTCCGGCAACAAAGAAGGAAAAACCGACAACAAGGTAAGTAGTTATTTAAAAAATGAGTCTAAGGGAATAAAGAAGAAAGCTACAATAAAAGAAAAATGTTTGTGTCAAATCCCATCTCGTTTCGCAATAGAAATGACTAATAGGGGTTGGATATTAAGAAATGAGATAATCTGGTATAAGCGTAATTGTATGCCTTCATCAGTTAAGGATAGATTTACAGTAGATTTTGAAAAGATATTTTTCTTTAGTAAGAATAAGAACTATTATTTTAAAACTCAATATGAGAAATTTCAATCTAAACCAGATGATATAAATAAAAAAAGAAATAAGGGTGCAGAAAATTTTGCAAAGAAAGCTGGTGGAAAATTAGGACCACAAATAAGTGAAGGCATAAGAGATTGGTATAAATATGGTGAAAGAAATAAACGATGTGTCTGGACTATAAATACTAAAGGATATAAAGAAGCTCACTTTGCAGTTTATCCTGAAGAACTTTGTATAACTCCAATTAAGGCAGGTTGTCCACCAAAAGGAATTGTGCTTGATATATTTTTTGGAGCAGGAACAACAGGAAAAGTAGCTCAAGACTTAGGAAGAAATTATTTAGGGATAGAACTAAACTCTAAATATATTAAAATAGCAGAAGAAAGATTAAGACAGAAAAGCCTCTTATAGATAAACTGTGGATAAACCCTTAAATTTTAAAGATTAAAAAAACATTGCCTGTTAGTAACTCATATAAGCCAATGAATATAGGGGTTATAAATGCTTGACTTTATTATAAATATAATATATACTATAAGAGTAAGTAATTAAACGACAAATATGAAAGAAAAGAAATTTATTCTAAGTTTTGCTGGAAATAAAGTAGAACTTCACAAAAAACTAAAATCTTATTGCGTAGAAGCTGAAGAAACAATGAATGGACATATTCTTGAACTGATAGAAAAGGATATGAAAAAAAGGCTACCTCTTCGGAGGGTTTAGGCAAAGGGGGATTGATTGGAAATGGTAAATCTAATTATATCCTCCTAAACCTTATAAAATTATGAAATGGAATAATACACTAGGAATAGAGTGGAGATTTAGAACTAAAGGACAGATGATCAAAAGAGCGATCATAAACACACCATTTATTATTCTATGCCTTTACTTACTAATTTATTACTAAAGATATGAACAAAGATTATAGAAAAAATCAAAAAGTTATAGCAACATTTAAGTTAGAAGACAAAGGACAAGACTTTACGGAATTAGATATATTAGAAAATGGAGTAATACTTGGCAATAGTATTATGTTTAGAGATGGAAGAATAACGATGATAGGTGTTGGAACATTGGACGGAAAAGAATATTGGACATTCAATGAAATGAAAAAAGATTTGAAAGATAGACCACTAGCTACATTCTATATTTATATAAAAAATACAGAGGAGAAAGAACCTTTACCCTGGAAAGCTGAAACTTTAATTTATAGAATTATAGATGTAAAAAAAGCTATAAAATCAGATAGATTTATAATTTAAATAAAAATAAAAATGAAAACAAAAATCATTAAAATCATTCCATTAGTATGTTTCATATTAGTGGCAGCAGTAGTCTTGGATGTAGTATTTATAAAAACAACTTTCTTCATCCTTAATCCAGTTCCTACTTATGGAATTGCAGAAGTTAATGCTCAAGAGATAAAAACATACAAATACAACGAGCAAGTTCCAGTAGAAGTGATTAAGGAAGAGATAAGAAAGCAAGCTAGAGTATTTGGAATAGACGAAGAATTTATGATAACTCTAATACTTTAATCGGATTAGGAATAAATAAAGAATGTAGAAATTTTATAAAAAAGATAAAGAGTTTGAATTTTAAATCAAATAATAACTAATATGAAATACCTAATTGGCTTTATAATTGGAGTAGCGATAGCAGTAGCAGGAGGAGCTTATGCTGTTGATGTCAGAGTTGAAGTTAAGGAAAACCCCTGTAATGTAGCAATGGCAGAGGCTAAAAAGATTTTACAATTAATAAAATAATTTTATGCGAATAAAAGATTTAAAAGAAGAGTTAAAAAACTATCCTGATAATGTAGAGGTAAGTTTTAAATTAGTACCTAATAGTGGAATATCAGAGGACACAGACGAACTAGACGAGCCTATCAAGTGGTTAGGTGAAATATACACGGGAGGGCTAGACGACGAAGAGCCTTTTTTAGAAATTGGGTTAGAATTTATTAATAAAAAACTTTAGGTAAAAACGGATATAAATAAATTACATTTTTTAAAAATAATAAAAATATATGTTAAGTTTATTAACCGACATAAAAGACAAAAAAATATTAATTAGAATGACTGATATTGTATTAGAAGATAAAGAGTCAGAAACATTAACGTCTGTAACTATTGCTTGTGTTATAGACAATGCCGAGAGTTTGTTCGGAAAAATGGGATATTATTCCGATGGTAAATTTACAGGAATAACTAGAATGAGGGAGGCATACGATAGAGTTGAAGAATTTAAAAAGGAACTATTATTCAGAAGTTATGAAGAAATTGCAGAAAGCATTTTTAAATCGTGCCAACAAGATAGACCCTTAGAAGAAATAGAGCAATATATTATTGATAATTTAAAATAACAACACTTACTATATGAAAGAAGGTGGAAAATTAGCTGGTGGAAAATCAGCTAATACAATGGCTTTCGCTTGGTTTGTTTGGGAAAAAGGATATACTGGAAAACCAATAATAGAATGGATTTAAAACCCCTTAATTTAAAATAAAGTAGAAGTAAAGTTAGTAAGCTATGGCGAGGGAAACATCGCTAACTGTCCAGTCTGTAAACGATTGGCTTATAGTGGAAAGTAAAAACAGTTGGCAGTCTGTATAAAACTGCCACTAAAATTGTTTATTAAAAGTTATATAGAGTGGTTGGCAATCGCAAGTTGCTATAACAATAAAAGGATAGAAACCTTAACTCGGCTAGCAGAGGGCTATATAAATAGGTGGCTGATACCATATACCCGGTACGCTCTATATAACTTCTAGTAAATAATATAAAAAAATATGGACAAATTAAAAGATAACTTTATAAGAGATATAACAAAGGTAGTTCCTATGCCAAAAAGTGAAGCTAAACAAAGACTCAATGAAATTATAGAATTAGAAAAAGAAAAAAGTTTTACAGAGGGAGCAAATCTTACTGGCAGAATAGCTACGGAGGAAATGGAGGAAATGGATGAAAAATTAAAAATCCCAAGAGAAGATATTAAGGTTGCATATACACTCAAGAACGGAAAGTTAGAGTTAGTAAAATAAATTTATGTCAATAAGAATGTCACCAGCAGAATGTAATAAAAAGTTTGGAACAAATTTTAAAATTGGAAAAAGTAAGTACAACAACAAAAAGACGATCATCGATGACAAGAAATTTGACAGCGAGAGCGAGGGGAAACTTTATTGGGATTTAAAACTTCAAGAGAAGCAGGGATTGATAGAAGCAGTTGATACTCAAGTGAAAGAAGAATTGTTTGCTTATGGAAAAAGCATTTGCAATTATTATGTTGATTTCTTGGTTTATCACAATGACGGAAGTAAAGAATACATCGAGCATAAAGCTACCGGAACGATCACTTCTACATGGCGCTTGAAATATAAAATGCTTCAAGCAAAATATGCGCATGATAAGAACGTAATTGTCACAACAAATTGGTATAAAGGATACCGGACAATCAAAAGAAAAAAATAGAAAAACTTATCCACAGAAAGAGTTTGACTTATTCCGACAGCTTGGTATAATATAAGTACATATTATTTTTAACATAAAATGAAAATGAAAACTTCATTAAAAGTATTCGCAATCATAGCAATAGTCCTTGGGGGTTTTGCTATTTTGGGGTCGGCCACAGAGCCAACCTTTGAAGATGCTATCTATGCTTTCATAGGTGGTGGTTTGTTTTTAGCACATGGGATTTTATCCCTTGCCTACATAAAGCAAACAAGTAAATAACTAAGCCTACGGGCAACAAAAAAAACATGACAGAAAAAATTTGTGTCAATGGACACACAATAGACGAGGGTCAAACAATTTGTTCACGATGTGGTTCTGGAACAGCTCCAGAAGTAAAAGAACCAGTCGAAGAAGAAGCGGTTGATGAGAAACCAACCGAAGAAGTTAAATCTGAAGCATCCGAAGAAGTTAAATCTGAAGCATCCGAAGAAGTTAAATCTGAAGCATCCGAAGCAACAGAAAGTGAAGAAGTAAATGAAGAAGAAAAAACAGAAGATGCTCCTGAAGCTACCGAAGCTCCTGCTGTTGAAAATGCAGAGGCTACCCCAAAACCTGAATCAGACGTTCCTCAAACTGATAATGAAAACGAACCTGCTAATACCGGACAATTGGGAACTGCTGCACCGGAAGAAGAAAAAGATGTTCCAACAGATCCAGAGGCAGAATCTGAAAAGCCAGTACAAGAATAAATCGTATTGTTAGTGTTGTCGAGATTGCGAAGTATGCATCTTTAGGTAAGAGCAGGCACATGTGGGTGGTATGCAATCTGTGTACAAGAAAAGCAGAAAGTCTTGCCGGACCTATGCCAAACCAAGTCCCACCAATCTCGGTAGCACCAACAATAGTTAAATTAAAAAAAATGACTGAAAAAGATAAAAAAAGAAAACCATCAAAAGAAGTAAGCGCAGCATTTGCGCTTGTTGGTAGTATGGGAGGAAAAGCCACAGCTAAAAAACATGGAAAAAAACACATGAAAGAAATCGGAAAAAGAGGAGCAGAGAAACGATGGGGTAAAAAATAATTTATATACTATTATTTATTTTAAAAAAAATGACAGAAAATAAAACACAAGAAGAGAAAAAAATCATTCCGGGAGAGGAAGACTTGGAAGAGCGAATAAAAGGATTTAATAAAGAATTGCTTCCGCTATTAGGTAAGTATGAATTGGGAATAGGATCAACTGCTTTTGTTTCTCCTGATGGTTTAGTATTATCAAACCCCACAATCATGAGCAACAGGAAGAAACCGAAGACAGAGGAACCAAAAGAAGAATCTCCAAAGATTACGGAAGAAAAAAAAGAGGAAACATTAACTAATCCAGAGGCTTAATATGAATTATTTAATCGGTTACATTTTAGGAATATTAACTTCAATTTTAATTTTTACAATCCTAGCATTTTTCAGAGCAGGGATTGAAAAAAGAATTAAAATAATCGAGACCAGACTAGAGAATGCCGGTCCGAAACCAAAAGGTGCTGTTTTTTTACCTGAAAAAGAAAACGAAATAATTCGTAAAGAGCATATTAAAAAGAACCGAGAGATTGGGAGAGATACTCCCATCTCGGAGTTACAATAACTATGTCAGAAAATAAAATTAAACCCAGAGGGCAATGGGTTCTAGTAATGCCTGCAGATAAACAATCACAAGAAACCGAGCAAGGTTTAACCATCCCAACCACAGAAGAGAGAGAGCAAAAAGCTAAGGGGGTTATTTTAAATATAGGAACAGAAATAGAAAGCCTTAAAATTGGTGATGAAGTAATTTTTGGCGCATTTGCCGGAGAGAACATAAAGACCATAGAGAACGGTAAGGAGGTAGAATATAAATTGCTCATGGATGAGGATATAATAGCTATAATAGAATAATTTATGTTAACAGCACCAATAAGATACGGAACAAGAATGACAGGATGTAGGTTCGGACAGGTTCACGATATGGAGCGCCTCGGAGAAAACCCTCAACAAATCTGGGAGAGGTGCAAAATATGTGGAAAAACTTTTCATTGGGGAAAAGGAACCAAGGAAAGAATCGATAGTCCAGAATATTTAAAAGCCCACGTTCGTCAATTTGCTCAAGATTTTGGATCAACAAAGCGAGTATACATGAAACTTTATAAACCAGAGAAATCAATAATAATTATTTAAAATTAATCTTATTATCTTATGAGCGTAGAAATCATTAAAGAAAACACATTTGCTGTAATTAAATCAGCAGTCGATAAAACAGTCGACCTTATTTCTCCGACCTTTGGGCCGAGTTCGAATAAGGTCATTATTAGTAAATTGACACATGGCTTCGTTTTAGATGACGGAGTTCAAATTGCTAGAGATATAGAACTGTCTGATCCGGCAGAAAATGCAGTAATGAAAATTGTCAGGGAAACAGCTATTAAAACAAATGATCGAGTAGGAGACGGAACAACCGGAGCCTTGATCATGATACAGGCTATCATAGACGAGATTGCCAAATTTAAAATTAGGGATGGAAGAAAGATAGAGAAAGAATTAAAGAAAGGATTTGAAGAATGTAAAAAACAATTATTAGAACAGGCGGTACCAATCGTCACCGAAGAGGAACTTTTTAAAGTTGCTCTTATTAGTTTTGATGACGAAAAGATTGCTAAATTAATTTCAGAGGCATGGGCCGCATTAGGAAAAGACGGAGTTCTCACAGTCGACAGGTCAAGCACGATGGAAACCTATACTGAAATAACAGACGGAATAAAAATAGATAGGGGATATTTAAGTCCTTACATGATCACCAACCAACAGAGGATGGAGGCAGTTATTGAAAAACCATATATTTTAATAACAGATTTAAGATTAACAGAAGTGAATGATGTTCTTGGAATAATGGAAGAACTAACAAAAAATAAAATTGGAAGTTTAGTTATTATTGCCGACAACATCGAGCAGAACGCAATGGCCACATTGATTATTAATAAGATGAACGGAAAATTCAGTACGATAGCAATAAACACTCCTGCAGGAGAAAACGAAACAATCCTTGAAGACATTGCCATGATGACCGGGGGTAAATTCTTCAGCCATAAAAAAGGAGACAAAGTAGAGGCAGCGACAATTGAAGACTTGGGCCGGGCAGAAAGATTTATATCAAGAAGAAATGAATCAGTAATTGTTAACCCAAAAGGGGATGAAGCAAAACTCACAGAGGCAAAGGTTAGTTTGACTAAAGCAATAGAGGAAGAAAAGATAGAAACTCAAAAGGTTCAATTAAGAAAAAGATTAGCAGCATTAAGCAATAAGATTGGAGTGATAAAAGTCGGCGCAGCTACCGAAAATGAAGTGAATGCATTAAGATATAAAGTAGAGGATGCAGTGAACGCGGTTAAATCAGCATACAAAGGCGGTGTGGTGTGTGGTGGTGGGCTTTCATTGGCAAGGCTTGAGACTAATAGCGAAATATTATATAAAGCACTACAAGCACCATTTAGACACCTCAAAAATAATTCTAATATAGAATTTAATAATGTAATTGGACAAGGTGAGGCATTGAATGTAGTAACTGGAGAAATTGGAAATTGGATGGAAATAGGAGTGATGGATCCAGTAGACGTTTTGATAGCTCAAATTGAAAGCTCGGTGTCAATCGCTTCATTACTAGCAACCACTTCTGGAATAATTGTGGAAAAGCCAGCGCAACTTAAACAAGAACGATAATATTATGAAAACACCAGAAGAATATAGACTTAAAATTGGAATGTTTGCCAGCACAGAAGAAAGTGGAAATAATGGTATGTTTAAAATTCCTTTTCAGAGTTATCAGTTTAGAGTAATAGCTAGTGATGGTGATGGATGGGAGCATGTATCGGTATCACTTGAACATAGATGTCCGAACTGGAAAGAGATGTGTTATTTTAAAAATTTATTTTGGGATGAGGATGAATGTGTTGTACAATATCATCCTCCGAAAAGTGAATATGTTAATAACCATCCTTACTGTTTGCATCTTTGGAGGCCAATTGGAAAAGAGATTCCAGCGCCACCATCAATTTTAGTTGGAATAAAATAAATTATGAAAATAGAACAGAGAAAAATTGAAGAAATAAAACCATACGGAAAGAACGCGAAAAAGCATCCAGAGAAATAGGTTATTCAGATTGCAGAATCAATTGAAGCCTTTGGTTTTAACCAACCGATAGTGATAGACAAAGACAACATTATTATTGTTGGCCATGGTAGATACTTCGCCGCAGAATATCTCGGACTACAAAATGTACCAACCCTGACAATTGACATCAAAGAGGATGAGGCAAAGGCATACAGACTGGCAGACAATAAGCTGAATGAGTCGGACTGGGATATGGAACTTGTTGTCCGGGAGCTTAAAGAATTATCACCTGAGAATTTAGATCTCACAGGTTTTGATAAAAGGCTAGTATTAGAGAATAACGACAAGGATGATGAGGTACCGGAAACTCCAAAGGTTGCAAAAAGTAAAGTTGGAGAAGTTTATAGACTCGGACATCACAGATTGGTATGCGGCGATTCTACATCCCCGGAAACCTACAAACAATTAATGAAAGAGATAAAAGCGGATATGGTATTCACCGATCCACCTTACAATGTAGATTACTCAGGAAGAGGAGAAAAGACATCGAAGAAAATAATGAACGACAAAATGTCGGTGCCAAATTTTATATTATTCTTGAAAGGAACATTCAAAGAAATAAGAGATAATGTAAAAGCAGGAGGAGGTTTGTATATTTTCCACTCATCGTCTTCGCAAATAATGTTCGAAGAAGCTATGAAAGATAATGGGATAGAAGTAAAGAACCAACTTATTTGGAATAAACCAGTTGCCTCGATGGGATGGGGAAATTATAGATGGAAGCACGAACCATTTTTCTATGCAGGGATAAAAGGTTCTCCGCTTAATTTTTACGGAGACAGGACTCACACAACAGTTCTAGATTTTCAAAAGACAGATGCTCAATTGGCAACATGGGCCAAGAAACAGAAACAAGCAGAGAAAGACGGTAAGACAACCATATGGACAATGAAGCGCGAACCGGTGCAGGATTACGTTCACCCAACCCAAAAACCAGTTGAGTTAATAACATACGCATTATTTAACAGCTCAAAGGTTGAAGACATAGTTCTCGATCCTTTCCTCGGATCAGGATCAACCATCATAGCCTGCCAGAAGACAAACAGGATATGCTACGGAATAGAACTCGATCCATTATTCGTTGATGTGATAATTGAGCGCTGGGAAAATTACACCGGCAACAAAGCAGTCAAATTATAAATATTAAATAAATATCATGTCGATTTCAACATTCAAACCAAGTCAATCAAACACAGTAGAAAAGCCAAAAAGAAAATGGCAAAATTTATTATACAAGAAGTGTCCGAATTGTGGAGAACCACTAGAAGACAAAAAGCTATATTTTTCTTGTCCGAAACAACATCCAATCAATAAAGATAAGAGTTGTTTTTTTATTAAGAAAGAAAAGGCAGCAGAGTTTTTGCTCGATCCAAGTCACCCGGCTAACTTTTGTTTGACAGGAGAGGAGAAATTAAAGATTAATGATATTTTAAAAACATTTGGGATAACAATATAAAATTATGAAAATTACAATAGCAGTATTAATAATGACAATGATTTTAGTTGGTTGTGGTAAAAATGATAAATACGATTTAAGTGGTATGTCCACAGAGAATGTTAAAAGTTTATGGAGCGAAACATCACTAACAACAGAAATTCACAGCAAGGCTTATCGTGAATTAGATAAAAGAGATTATTTTGATAAAGAACTAGAAGAAGAAAACAGAAAGGCAGAAGAAATTTTTAAAAAATATTCTAAATAAAATGGAAATAGTATTTTATTATACAACTCTAACTAATGGAAAAACTCTTCTTTATGTATCAACAGGAAATTGTACGGGAGATGTAAGGACCATAGAAGTAGATAGTAATTAGTAAATAATTAAAGAAAATGGCAAGACCAAAAAGTTGCAAATGTTGTAATAAACCAAAGAGACCAAAGGGAAATAAATTCAAGGAACTTCCCGGCTATTGTGAGTGTGGTAGACCGACAAAATTTGATAAAGATACCATTCAGAAACTAGAGGATGCATTCTCAAATAGTTTTCCAGACAGAGAAGCCTGTTTTTATGCCGGAGTATCACCAACAGCTTTATATGAATACCAAAAGAAGAACCCAGAGTTTGCGGAGCGAAAAGAGAGCTTGAAGCTAAAACCAAACATGGTGGCTAGGAAAACAATAGTTGAAGCATTGAAAAATACAAACGATGCTTGGAGATGGCTAGAGAAGAAAGACAAAGATTTTATGCCGACAAGCAAACTTGAACATGGAGGATCGGTTGAAGTTGTTTCAAATAGAAATTTAAGCAAGGGGGAAAAAGAAGCATTGAAATTATTAAGAGTCGCAAGGAAACAAAGGATTGAAAGCGAGAGCGATAAAATGGAATAGTTGCCTAAAGGCTGGGAAACCAGTGCATGGGATTGGCGGCGGAGAGTATCGAACTCAAAAGATACTCTCAGCCTTTAGGAAATTATTATTTAAGGAGGAAAAAATATGAGACCACAAAACCTAGGAGTAATAGCCATAGCAGCATCAGCTAGTTTTGCTTTAGGAATAGCAATTGGATTATTAATTTATGCTACGCAGTTATGACTGATTTTAAAGATGAGATATTACAGAACATAAGGTCAATAGTTTCCAATGCTTTGAATAAAAGAAGCGATACCAAAAAAATCAAAGAGAATAGTGTGGGTGATTATGTTCAAGAAAACACAGACACGATGACGGAAATAGAGGAAGAGATAACTATAATCTTAAATAATTATTAAAAAATATTATGCCATTAGTCAAACCAGTCAAAATTTTAAAAGAGAAGCCGCCAATTTTTGATGCAGCTTGCAATACGTTTGGGTTTAATCTTATTGATAAAATATTTACATACGGAGATACAATCTACAATCCGAGTGGCCACGAGTTGCCGGACCATGTGATCGAGCATGAGAAAGTTCATATTAAACAGCAAGGAGACAAGCCTGAATTATGGTGGGGTAAATTTTTAAGAGACCAAGAGTTCAGGATTGACCAAGAGGCAAGAGCCTATGCTAAACAATACGTTTTCCTTTGTGATAGATTTGGAGATAGAAACAAACGTGCTAAAATATTATATGACTTCGCAGCAGTTCTGTCCGGGAAATTATACGGAGAATGTATCGGACACTTTGAAGCCATGCAAGAGATTAAGAAATTTACTGGGGGGATATGAAACAATCAATAACAAAAGAATTAATAATTACGGTTTACGACCCATTTTTTAAAAAAAATGATATCCTCTATATTAATACAAAATATATTCCTTGTTATAAAAGCATTAAACAAGCCGAAGAAGCAGAGGAGAGGGTTAAAAATAAATATAATTTATCACATAAAGAAGATGATAGATCTTGTTATAATTATATATTAGGCAAAATTATGGATGAAATATCTTGGTTTAGGCAAACGGAAAGCAGTTAAATATAAATTAAAATGAAAATTCTTGGCAGACGTACAAAACTAGATTATTGCAGAAGAAAACCGATGTACGATAAAAAGACCGCAATCACAGCGAAGAATAAAAGATGGCATGAAGACCATATAAAACTTAGAATATACGAATGTCCTCATTGTGTCCATTGGCATTTAACAAGTAAAGAGGAGTGGGAGGAAAGAAAATAATTATTAATATAAAAATTTATGTCTGACTATTTTATATTAGCTCAACTTTCAAAGTGTGCTACTAAGGAGAAAAAATCTTACTTAGTATTAAATGTTGATGCTAATAATGCTTGGGATTTAGCTAAAGAAAGTTTTAAAAAATATTTTGGAAAGAGGAAGTTTGTTATAATAAAGATGGATAAAGTTTAAAGGAGGACAAATTGAGATATTATTGCAAGAAGAAACAGAGATATGTTAAGCCAAGTGAAATTAAGAATTGCCTCAATCAGAACAGGCATAAGGGTTGCGTAAACCTTAGGAGAGCGAGAAAAAGGCGATGAGGATTGAACATTATGTAATGCTAATAGTAGTTTTAATCCTCGCCCTGTCACTTCTTAGAGATTGGATTAACAGACCTAGAAAACTCTAGGCAACATCGGAGGGTGTCGGAAACAACGCCACACACATAAATCTATGCAAACCTATGCAAGGTTGGTTAGCATAAGATAACCAAAGGCGGACAATTCTCACACCCTCCGCCTAAAATAATTTAAAACATGACTGAAATAAATACACAATTTATAGGGAATAGAGATTTTTTAAATCCCAGTTGCCAACACAAAGTATTGAAAAACTACATGGCAAATATTTTTGGCAGAAATTATTCAGTGACTGCGTGTTCCAGATGCCTGAAATTAATACAAGCGATGCAAATACCAGACATGAAGAACATGCAGCAAATGATATAAAAATATGACACATCAACATCAATTTAGTTTAATTGAACAGGCTAGAAGAAAGCCAAAATTTAAACCCAATCCGGGAGTTCCTGAAAGGTGGGAAGACGAGTTCGGCGCAACTGTTGGTTGCCCGATTTGTGGCGAAGTAAGAACAGTTTGGAGTAATGGAGAAATAGAAATAAAAGTAAAGGGTAAGGATGAAAAAACAACCGGAGAAAATTAAAGAGGAGGAAGAGGTCTCAACTGAAGACATCGATAAACTAGCAGAATATGATGCTAGTTATTGGGTTATAGAAAAACATCAAATTAAAAACGAAAAGGGGGAGCCGATAGAATTTCATAAGCATCAGTTCCAGATTGATATTTATGACGATCAGAGCGACAACCTCGTGGTAATGAAAGCGGCGCAGGTTGGATTAAGCACCTTGGAAGTTTTAAAGAATATCCGGGATGCAGAGATGAACAAAATGGATATTATTTATACTCTTCCAACTGACGGAGATGTCAGCATTTTCGTTGGTGGAAAAGTTAATCGTATTATTGCTAACAATCCGCACCTTGAAAGTTTAACAGCAGATAAAGATTCAATCGAACAAAAGCAGATAGGACAGAGCATGATTTACTTTAGAGGAACGTGGTCGAAGAAAGCAGCGATTATGGTCACAGCTGATAGATTGGTCCACGATGAAAAGGATTCGAGCAAACAAGACGTGGTTGCAGACTTTCAGGCTCGTCTACA